ACGGTTCATCATTTCCAAATTTACAGAGAGATAGAGCAATTTGAAAACACGCATCTCCCGGTACGTCAGCATTCGGGAACTTACCAGTGGAACTATTACATTCGATATCTATAGACGCTACAACGAAGGGCGCAATGTCATCCCGAGCCACTGGTTTTAACGTTCTCCAGTTATTACACCACAGATCGATGTCAACTTTTGCGAGATGAGAACGAACACATTCACTACCAGTATCAAGCCATCCGGTGGACTGAATACCCGTGCGATGCATCAATCTCAGGACAGGATCCAAGTTCGATTCATAGACGTGATATTTTTTGAAAGTATTGTTATAGGCAAATATTGAATTAACCTTCCTACGGTCAGCGAGTGTCTTGAAATTCAAGCGCATGTAGGCGAACATCTCATTATTTTGAAAACCCCATACATCCTTCTTCCTCGTGACACTATAACTTGTGACATGATCTTCTCGAATTTTGTTCAAATCGTTAAACAGCAATCGAACTTCTTGATCAGTCGTTTCCCTGGGTAACTTTACAAAGAAGTATGGCTCGAAGACAGTTGTGACACACACAGACTTACCATCTTCTGTTTTACCCAGAATACTAATTAGATGTTCGTCATCCTCATCCCTCGCCTCCCATGTCAAAGCTTGAAATACCACCATACGTTTACATCCAGCCAAATTTTTAATATCATTTATTAATAAATGTCTGCTGCTTTAATTGAGCTCGTGTCGGTGGGAGCCCAGGATGTCTACATCACTGGTGACCCCCAGGTCAGCTTTTTTCGTCAGAACTACAAGCGCTACACCAACTTCGCCATGAAGCCTGAGCGCATGGATTACATTGGTACCTTCGGTGATTCTAATGAAGTTATCATTCCCATTCGCTCCAAGGGTGATCTCATGAGCTACATCTGGATCGAAGCTACTGGTATCGCCGAGGTCGGGACCAACGCGGATGGTCTTTTCTCAAACAACGCCGCCAAACCCACTGAGTTCCAGCTTTGGATCGGTGGCCAAATGGTATCCACACTCGACTCCCTCTACATTCAAGGTGTTTATAACACCCTCATGAGGGACTCGTCGGCTAAGGCTTCCTTTGCTGTCACCACCAATACCCGGAAAGAGAATCATTCCGGGAACTACTATGTGATTCCTTTCTTCTTCGGTGAGGACTGGACCAAGGCACTCCCTTTGGTGTCCCTCCAATATCATGACGTCGAGATCCGTGTTAAGTGTCGGGACGGTTTCACCCCTAATACTACTCCCAAGGTATTCGGTAATTACATATATCTTGATACAGAAGAGCGCAAATACTTCACTGATACCGAGCACGAACTTCTCATCACCCAAACACAGAGCCAACTCGCTTCCAATACCGATACCGATATTGATCTAAGCTATTTTAACCACCCAGTCAAATCCATCCATCTCGTGTCTGGTAAAGCCAGCGATGCCAACTACGTCGATGAATATAGCTTCGATACTGCGTCCCTTTACATCAACGGTACCGCCCTTTTTGAAAACATGTCTAACGTGTATCACCACGATGTCGTCGCCGAGATGCATACAACCGATCTTCCCGACAGTGCAATCGACAACGTTCCCACCTTCTCGTGGCCTTTCTGCCTCACCATGAGTAAGATGCAACCCACTGGTTCCCTCAACTTCTCTCGTATCGATAACGCCAAGCTCGTGCTCAACAGCCCCACTGGTGGTAACCAGCTCCATCGTGTCTATGCGGTCAACTATAACATTCTTCGTATCAAGAATGGTATGGCTGGTGTCGCATTCGGTAATTAATTCCAGTTGTCGATTAAATTTTTAGTTTTTTCATACATTCGCTTTCCGTGAAACGTCTTGTCCTTTAGTTCATCCCAAATTGTAAGTCGGTACTCAAGAAATTTCTTGAACTTTTCCGAGTTACAATTAGACTTGTAACGAACTTTTTCAGCCTTAAGTGCTTCATTTGTCACGGCAATACGGGCATCCATTGAACGCTTAGCAAGCTCATCAGGAGAGAGACGAGTGGACACATCCTGTTTTTTTCCAAGTGCCATATATACTACGAGTGACTCAAAACTTTATATTACCTAATACAAAATGAATAATTTCAATGTGATGTACTACTGCAAATCATGCCAAAGAACGTATGATGGGTTTGCTCAATGCTGCTTCGAGATGGATCATGTCGAAGTTAAAATCCCCACAGATACTAAATGATCCCCTTCATTCTCGTTGGTGGTCTCGCTGCTCTCACAGCCTACACCTATTTTGGACAGAATCTCATATCTTCAGAAGAAGCCAAGCGATTGATCAAAGGTGGTAAAATCAGGGCAGTTATCGACGTTCGCACGATCATGGAGTATCGCGCTGGTCATTACCCAAAAGCAATCCACATCCCAGTGAACAAAATGAATGAAAAAACAACATCGGAACTCCCCAAGAAGGGACTACTCGTCTATTGCAACACCGGGCAACGGGCCAGATTTGCAGCAGAGAAATTGGAAAGTTTGGGGTTTGAGGATGTTTATTACATCGCTGGGCACTACTCTACTTTAAACGGTCGAGTCTAGGCTTTTCCTTATTTATAAACACAGTGAGTTCGATGGGGTCTCTTATCAACTCAACTAAACCATTTTGATTTAACGTATGGACATATTGAAGACGAATCAAATCAACTACAACCATCTTTTGACCAGAAGCTTGGCTGTGATGAACAGCTAATGCAGCAGCATCTCGTTTAGTTTCTTTTGGTAACGAATCTCCATCATAAGAAACTACAACATGTGACCCGGGCCACCCCTTGACATGAAGCCACCAATAAGCCGCATTACTCGTGTGAGTGAGTTCATAATTTTCCTTTGCATTTGTGCCAACTCTAATAGTAATACCATCAAGGGATTCATGTGTCTTCATAGGTTTTAATATATTCTGTTCTTTATTTATAATGCATGTCGTATTACAACCGAGCCCTTCCGTAACACACAAACTTAGGGTGACATTACCTAATAAAAGAGCTATTGATTTTGGGGAAAAACGTACCCAACACTATATCGATCATAAAAATCCTAAACTCATGCGTGCGCATCTTATTAGAAAGGGTGCTATCCTCTCTAAAAAGCTGCGAATAGAAACAGATCCGGGTGAGATTCATAGAGAAATGCTAAGGATCGATAAGAGCACGAAAGAAGATTGGGAGGATTTCTTTCGAGCAGAATATTGGGAACGTTGGATTTTATGGTCTTACCCCGATTTGAACAAAGCTAAACTATATATGACTATGCGTCAAGGTATGTTATTCATACCCACACCCGAAGATTTATGGTTTTGTAAAGAGGAATTCAAAGACCTGTAGAACCAAAACCACCATCTCCCCTGAGTGTCTCTTCGAGAAGGCCAATTTCCTTAACGAGAGGTGTCTCACATCTCTCTAAAATAAGTTGAGCGATACGATCACCCTTCTTGATTTCAAAGTTTTCCAAACCATGGTTAAACAGGACAACCTTGATTTCACCAGTGTAATCTGGATCAATGACACCCGCGCCGACATTAATGCAATGCTTCACGGCAAGACCAGAACGAGGAGCTACACGGCCATATAGACCGTCTGGAATCTGCAACGCGATACCAGTACTTACTAGAGCTCGCCCCGCCTGACACGGTACAGTCGCATCTTCGGAGCTATATAAATCATATCCCACAGCACCATCAGAACCACGAGTAGGCAGATGAGCATCGTAACAAAGTTTCTTAACTCCGAGAGGCGCCATATGTATAGTCTTGATCCATATTCCTTAAGTACATTGATGATCCTCTAGGTGAACACCTTCTCTTATTTCGTTCTTTAAATATCGTGACTAAACAGCAATATGGGACGGTGTAAAGAATTGCTCCAACCACATACTATTAGTAGATTAAATTCTTTTCTTAAAGTTTTTAGAAAAGGTGAGTGCGCAAATTCCGCAACTGAATACGTTTATGAAAAGTTGACACGAAAGAGTGTAGACCTGTACCCAAAATGAGTCGTAACGTGACATGTACCAAACCAGAAAACTCAAGAATGTTTCGTAGTACACCCGAATGATCATGTTTGACGTGAGATACAAATTGTTCATGAAAGTACTTCGAGGTAAAAGTCTCTTCAAGATGAGAATTGTCGTGTCAATCTCTACGAGTGACGCGAGTGCAGTTATACGAGATTCGATAGGGTTCAAAAGGGGTCGAAGGAGATACATGAGGGCGACGACGTGGTGCAACATGATAAGATTTCGGTGCGACGTTATAATTTTGGGCTGTACGTAAATCCATACGAGATCGTATAGCAAATGAAACGTGAGTGCATGCGTTAAAAACATGGGATAGACAACATATCCACAAAATACTTCGGCGAACGCCAACGTAGAAAAGGGAAGTAAAAAAGTCACGGAGGCTATATCATGAATACGGGCAGCGTTCATGATCTAGTTGATTTCCATTCTTTTAATAGGGTTGCACTCAGGGAGGTTCGAACTCCCGGCCTCAAGCTTACTAAACTTGCGCTCTACCACTGAGCTATGAGTGCTAAATGCTGAGAACGGGGTTCGAACCCGTGAGGCTTGCGCCAGACGTTCTTAAGACGTCCCCCTTAGACCGCTCGGGCATCTCAGCAAAAATACCTGGTTCCCATTCTGTTCAACAAAGTAACTAAATCTTTAAGCATTTAGGAGGTGGTTCAAATGCGATCTTTTCCTCGAGTTCTTTGCGTTGTTTCATTTTTTTGATGTCTGCACCTTGACAATCATGTTTCGTTAAGTTTAAACAACTGGGACAAAAACTTCCTTCGCAGTATGTACAATCAATGGGAACTCCACATTTCTTTCTACACAATTGACACGGCATCTTACTATTACTCAGATAAAGATTTTAAGTGTATTTAATGAAGTATGTCCCTCACTTACGCTTCTATCAAACCAGTTCCCGAATATAAGCGTCTCAAAAACACACTGAAACGGTCTACCGCCGCATATGGTACAGCTCTAGCCGCATCTCATTTTATTACACAAGGCGCTGAACAGGGTGTGTCGGCCACACTTGGAGCTGCGGCCTCATATGCGTACATCTCACTACTTTCGGATCGTGTGGATAAACTCGAAAAGTCGTCATTTCAAAATGAGTTTATCGCTCCTTTGAGTGCCGCAGCGTTTGAGGTATCGTGGAATAATGCACCTTTCGCATTTGACTTTGATTACGGTGCTACATTTGTAGGATTTCTCGCATACAAGTTTGCAATCTCGACAGTTTTGTACGAAACTGTTAGAGATATGATGATTTCTGATAGTGAGGCAGTGTATGATACAACAGAGAAAGAGTATAATGAGATTAAAGACTAGTATAGACATTTATATATGCTTTGTTGTTTTAGCAAACGTATTTTGTCTCAGACAGATGATTCTATACCAGTTTTCAGTTTAAATAAATTCAAGGGGTATGCGAGGATTACGAGTGTGTACGATGGAGACACGTTTAACGCAGCTATCATAATCCATGGACGTGTCTTAAAATTTAAATTTCGCACACTTGGTTACGATTCACCAGAGATTAAACCTAGTTTGAGTATGGTCAACCGCCAGTCGCACATAGAAATGGCCAAATGTGCACGAGAATTGTTTAAGAAGGAGTGTGATTTCGATGATCGTAGACCCCATGAAATTTGGAATCCATTCATTTGTAAAAACAAAGTAAATGGTCTCGTATGGATCGAATGTGAAAAAATGGACAAGTATGGACGACCACTTGTTACAGTTTACAGAAATAAGGGGGATGCTATTTCTGTGAACGATAAAATGATTAATTCTGGTATTGTCAACGTGTACGACGGAAAAACAAAACAATCTTTTGATACTATTTAACGAAGACGACGAAGCTCGCGAGCAATACGCATCACTGCACGAGGAGAAGCTTGGTTGACAGCCGCCAACGCTTTGTTCTTCTCGTAAGATATACGATTTTGTATCGCCGCTTTGGCGTTCCTCCTGGCACGCTGAACAGCGGTTGGACTGGGGATCCTGGTAGTCATCTTCTTCATGAAGTTGGCGGCAACCTTCTTGTCGAGAGCCTTCTTTTCCGCACGCTTCTTGGCGGCAGCCATCTTCTTGGCAGCCTCGGGATACATCTTGGCTAAGGGGGCATTGTTCATGCTGTTCTTCGCCTTCGCCTTGATGGAACCACAGAGCTGCTGGACAGTCTTCTTCTCCGTGTTGATGCCATACTTCTTGGCAACCTTCACCACCTCATCCTTCTTGTAGAGACGGCACTTGCGCGCACCGAGCTTGAGATCACCCGCCTTGTCTACGGATACGAGTACTGGAGTCATTGTTTAGTATTAGTCAAGAAAATTATTAGTATTTATTAAAGGGAGATGGGTGTCCTAATCTTCTATGTATATTTACTCTCACGTCTCACGAGGAAACCCAAATGGAAAAAAGTCAAGACCAAAGCTCACTGGATTTAATTCATCTCCCCAAACTGCAGGAAGTTATCGATCTTGTGCCCGATGCTCTTACCAATGCCAGCGACTTTGTTGGGACCCTTCGCGAGTTCCTCACCACTCGTCACCTCATAGTTAAGGTTGCGGATGACTTTGGCGGCGTTCTTGTACGCACGGATCTTATGCGGGTCGCTCTCTTCAGACGCACACGTATTAAGTGCCCAAGCAATTTCTTCATTGGTAGAGACAGGGTTGGACTCAAGCTCAAAAGAGACCTTCTTTTGGGAAGCAAGAAAGTCATCAATCTTTCGGGCAATGCTCCTGCCAATTCCTGGGACCTTCTTGGGTCCCTTTGAAAGTTCCTCACCGTTGGTCACCTTGAAGTTGAGAGCGTCAATGGCATCTGCCGCCTTCTCATAGGCAGCAGCCTTGAACTCATCACTCTCGTCGGAGGCCATGTTCTTAAGGTGACGCACGAGAGCATCGTTGTGACCACCAGCAAAGTAATCGTCGTGTGTCTCATCAACAACCGACCATTGCTTCTCCAACTTCTTAAGAGGGCAGATACTAGCAGTCTTTTCAAAAACGGCATCCACCCTCTTCAGCCTCTCAAGCTTCTTCACCTTACCAGTCTCGAGGAATTCATCGATGACCTTGGCGATGCTCTTACCAATACCCTTCACCTTCTTGGGACCACTGGCCAATTCCTCACCACTGGTGACCTTGAATGGAAGCTGGTCGATAACGTGGGCGGCGTGGTCATACACCCCCCTCTTGTGCTCATCCTTTTCATAGTATGCGAGACTGTCGAGTACGTCAGCCAGCTCGCTGTTGTAGGAGACGAAGAACTCGTCGTCATCTTCGGACTCGTAGTCGTTGGAAGCGACGGACTCTTCATAGTCAGAATCTTGCTCCTCGAGATACTCGTCAATTTTATTGGCGATGCCCTTGCCAATACCGTTGATGTGAAGAACACTCTCACCACTCTCCACTTCGTAGTCGAGAGAGGAGATGACATTGGCAGCCGCTTGGTAAGCACCCGCCTTGTAGAAGTCCGACGTCATCTCACCAAGCTCCAAGAGACGATCGACAATCCCTTGGTTCACACATTTCTGTGTGACACGGGTAGTTGTGTCGTATAGGGAGTTGAGCTTGTTGAGTGCGGCGACCTTCTCTTCATTCGCTTCGTTGAGAAGCTTCTTGAGCTGCTCGATCTTGATACGAGACTCTTCGTTGAGCTTCTCGAGCTCGAGGATGTAACTGGTGATGGAAGTGGAGTTCATGTTGGTAGTGGGTTTGATGAAAACTTGGAGGGGCAGGGCTCACTTAGGTTAAAGAATGTGAAATAATTAATTCGCACATTTGGTCTCATACCCTATCTATTTCATTTTTTACACACGGGTTCTATTGTATCTTTCATTGTATTCAATAATGGAATTTTATTTCATGCATCTGGGGGACCAGACTCAACTGAGCTGCGCTGATCCACGGGGCCAGATAAGTATCTATTTTTATGCCTATCAAATATGTCTTTAGCATTTTTAACATTTAAGATAATCTTGGAAGGTTTTTCAGTACCGGCATTTTTCATAGCGGTAAACAATAACATATAATACATAGATGCAGGTGAATGTATTGGTTTAATCACGTCACCCGCTTGTAATTTTATACTACCATCTATAGTCAATTCCCTTTTAGTAATAAACTGTCCATCCTTGAACTCTACATGTGGTTTAAGCCGACTAAGCATTGGATGTTCTTCTATGTTCCATTTATCACCCCAAATATCATCAGCCATTTTGTCCACCATGTTAACACCTTCCTTGTTTACTACATCAATTAAGGTACCCTCACTGTCATATTTTTCGATAAACCAACAGTCATGACCTCCACCCGGGCACTCGGTGTAGCCGGTTATATTTTCAACATCTGTCATACTCAAATCATACACATATGCATAGCCATTGGTGTCGCTCACATCATAAGCCGAGCAGTAGTCTTTAGCGCTCTCGGTGCCACAAGTAAATACATGAGGTACCTGAACATAACCTTCTCTCCTTGGCATCATTCGGTAACTTTCTGTTAATGAGGCACCTTCTTCTGTAATAGTGAGGATTGGTCCTGGAGAGGGACCTGGAGAAGGTTCCGGGGATGGATCTGGAGAGGGTTCATCCCGCATCTGTGTAAAATAGTAGTACGCGAGTGCGGCTAAAAGTATCAATAGCAGGATCACAACCACGTAACCATACATATTTATGTTATGTTACGAAAAAATTCTAAATGTGAATTAAAGATAAGAAAAGCTCTTAATCAAATGATTGGTCTCAAACCTGTCATCGTACGACCCAGTGTTCGCGTCAGCGCCAAAAAGAATGATTTCGTTGCACCCACCGAAGCACCAGGTGAGGGCAAACGCAGGTTTCCTTCGATGGATGAACCTGAGAAGAAGCCTCACCCTATCAAGAAATTTATAATGGACGTTTTCAAGATCAAGGAGATTGATCATGAAAAGTTCCGAGAGGAAAGTATGTGGGCAATTAAAATTAAGAAGAAAAAACCTCGAGATTGAAGTTCTTATCAAATTTACCTAAACGAATCTTACCCTCACCAATGAGGCGTTTAATCTTCACACCCAATTCATGGTGATCCACAGCCTCTGGCATGTTGGGCAAATCTGGCATGAATGCCATCAACGTAACCATCTTCTGATTCATGGTCAGGTCTCTGTTTTGGAACAGCTGCTTGATGTGCGGAGGAAAGTTGT